ACTTCCGACCCGTCCGGCTGCCAGCTCCAGACGTACTTGTACCTGGGTCGCGTGACGTGTGGATTGGCCCCGAGGTAGTACTCAAGCTGCTCGCGCCACATTGGATTCAGAACTTCGTCCATGTCGAGTGCGATGCAGATGTCGATGTCTTCAGGCAGGAGAGATAGTGCGTGGTTGCGGGCGACATCGAATCGCCACGGGTAGAACTTGGCGACATGTACGTCCACGCCGTAGCCGTCTGCGGTAAACCGCGTGTTATCGGTTGAACCGGTGTCCAGGATCAGCCGGTGGTCTGCGTCCTCGCATGACTTTGCCCACCTGCGGACGTGTTGGGCTTCGTTTTTGGCGATGGTGTAGACAGCGATTTTCATGGTCCCCTCCTGGTGGTGGTCAGGCTAGCGGTTCGGGTGTGGGCCGTGCGAGCCATTCGGCGTATTCGTCGTCGGTCATGGGCCGAACGAGGTCGTCTATCTGAATGTTGGGTCGGTCGTCAGATGGTGTTTCTGTATCCATAGACACGGATGGTTCCTCCAGTCATAGTGCTTGCGTTGATAAACAAGGTAAAACCTGTGTACTGGGTGTTATCTGCCAAATACCCACCCATAGCAGCGCGACCCCCGGCTGGATGACCATAAATGTAGGTGTTGCTGAAATAGGTGTTCTTTGCCAAGTTAGGCCCGGATAATGAAATATTTGCTTGGAGGGTATTTGTTGTGGCAATACCAACTGCGCCCCATTCGGCTGCGTTCGCCGCACCAATCCAGGCCGTAGTGTTTCCGTATGTATGGTATGTCCCAGTATAGTAGTAACCGCTTCTAGTTGAACCTAGATACATATTCAGGCCGTAGTCGCCTGAGTTCATGGCACCACCGGATACAGTAATTTGATAAACATCAAACTCTGATGAAAAAGCATCAGTTACGGTCACGCTTGTAACGTTTGAACCGATTGTTTGTGTTTTTATCAATACCAGTCCGGGTGGTGTGTCGGTGTCCGCAATCATCACCCATGCCGCACCCTCATACACCAACACACGGTTCGTGTCCGTCTCGTAGATCATTTGGCCTTCGAACGGTGTGGAGGGCCGTGTTGTGGAGGTGCAAACCCCTGGGCGAAGACCGGTAGACAAATTAGAAATACCCATCAGCCCGCCAACTCCATCAAAGTAATCATTGACAAAGCATTGTCAGCCTGGACGTTGACCCCGTTCGTGTTGTTCGGATTCCAATACTGAGTCTTATATGTAACGGCAGAAGCAGTGGCCGGGGAATCAAGATACGTCGTGGAAATCGCGGCCCCCAAGTTGATTGCTGTACCGGTGTAGAGAAACAAACCACCCGAAAAGTTAGACAACACTGTTGAGTCCCTAAGGAGACGAAGAGCCATACGGTTTTCTGAATTCAGGTTGTTTTTATAACATCCGTTTTGGCATACATTGACGAGAATCTTGCTGGAAGACGACTTGGGTGTGATGGTGGCAGTCAAACCTGTGTCTGCAGGTGTTGACGATGACGAGCCAAGTTGTGTTGAGTATGTGGCGTTGACGACCTGCAACACGGTTCCTTGTGTCGGGGTGGTCGCCGCAATGTACCGCCATGCTGTGCCATTGTAGATAGCCATCATGTCGGTGTCGGTTTCGTAGATGGCTTGACCCTCAAACGGGCTAGCAGGCCGCGTCGAACTCGTACACACACCCGGCTGGATTAGACGCGACGACGGCAAATAATTAGACAAACCCATGTTTAGTTCCTGTACCCATACACACGAATAGTTCCAGTCATCGTCGCCGTTCCGCCAGCAGTAGTCAACCGAAACCCAGTGAACTGTGTCGTCAACCGAAAATTACCATCTACCCTGTCAGCAAGAGTCCAAGTAGTTCCGTTCATGCTAGTCGCATTGGAGGTCCACTGAGTACGAAGCGCGACCTGCGGATTATAAATGTCAATAGTTGCCGCCATATAACCAGGAGTTGTATAGGTGAATTGTATACGACTGTTTCCAACTGCAAGAGAAGACGTTGCGGCGACACTGCCTGAATACCATTCAAGCAAGGTGTAATCATAATTAGACGAAGTTACATTTCCAGAAGAATCTCGGAAAACGAAAAGAACGGTGTCGTTTGCACTTATTGCACTCAGGTCAATCACAACACGGTAATTGGCGTACTGAGACGAAAAACAAGAATCTATGTTCACGCCAGTTTGCGACGAGAACGACGATGAAGATACAAGCACCAAACCAGGAAGCAACGCATCCCGACCCAAACCCGACGAAATACCCATCAGAGTTCCCGGTCCCAACCAGTAATCGTCACAGTCACCTTCGACGCAGTATCAGACGAACCCTGAACAGTCTGAGCAGCCTCCAACACCAAAGCCGTATCCAACACCACCGTGTCATACGCAGCCACCGGCAACTGAAACACAAAACAATTCTCAACTGTCGCCGTCGACCCAACCGCCAGCTTCACCCAGCGCTCCACCCCATCCGTATTGCACACCACAATCTGCTTGATCGCATACTGATGGCCCGAAGGCACCGTAAACAGGGTCGTGCTGGACGTACCGAGAAAACTCGGAGCATCAAGCAACTTCGGAAAAACATCGCCACTGGCCATTTATGGGTTCACTTCCATGATGATATATGTTGTCAGATTACTGGTGGTCTGTATAGGTGCCGCAGCCCCAGTCGGACCAGTCGGTCCGGTCGGGCCAGTCGGTCCCGTAACAGTAGACGCAGCACCAGTAGCCCCCGTAGGACCAGTCGGCCCCGTCGGACCAGTCGGTCCTGTCGCGCCGTCCACACCGATAGTGCCAGCCGCCCCAGTAGGGCCAGTCGGCCCCGTAGGACCCGTAGGGCCTGTAGGACCCGTCGCACCATCAACACCGATCGTCCCAGCAGCCCCAGTTGGACCAGTAGGACCAGTAGGACCAGTCACCGTCGACGGATCACCCTGGGGGCCGGTAGGACCAGTAGGGCCAGTTGGACCAGTGACCGTCGAAGCCGCGCCGGTAGGTCCGGTCGGACCGGTGGGTCCCGTGTCGCCAACGGAGGTGAACAAACTCCAATCAGTTGGATTTATGTCCGGCTGTTTGTTGCTGTTGCTGGTAAGGGCAATCCACGTTGAACCAGCATAAGAAACCACATTGTTCGGGAAATACGGCGTCGGTGCAAGCCAGTTGTAGAACCATTGAAATCCTGGGCCAGTTGGGCCAGTTGGGCCGGTTACAGTCGAGGCCGCACCCGTTGCGCCCGTTGGACCAGTCGCACCAGTCGGTCCCGTGGGGCCAACTGCTCCGTTTGTTCCAGCAGATCCGGTTGGGCCAGTAGCTCCAGTGGGGCCGGTAGGGCCGGTAGAACCAGTGGGTCCGATTGGCCCGGTTGGTCCAGTTGGTCCAGAGGGGCCGGTAGGGCCAGTTACTGTTGACGCCGCCCCTGTTGGTCCAGTAGGGCCCGTTGGCCCGGTAACCGTAGATGCCGCACCTGTCGGCCCCGTTGGGCCAGTGGGACCAGTAGAACCAGTTGGTCCAGTGGACCCAGTAGGGCCAGCTGGTCCAGTTGGGCCCGATGGCCCAGTAGGGCCTTGCGGGCCGGCGTTCGATGACCCAACGATAGTGACAGTAGCCGTTGTCGCAACGTTGTTGATTTCGTCATTTCTGGTGATAGTGATTGCACTATTAGAATTGACAACGTTGGCTTGCGCTGTAGTGCTCGATACCGTGATGGTAACGTTGATGGTAGCCATTGCTACCTCGTCACATCAGGGAGAATGACAAACTGACCCGCCAACAGGGTAGAAATGACACCAGAGGCATTTTCCTGGAGATCCCACACGTAGTTATATGGGATCAATGCAGCCGTAGTAGACGAGTCCATGGTCAACGTGACCTGGCCAGCAGCTCCGTTTGTAACGACACACGTGAAGGTTGCCGATGGCGAGGTGGAGTCGTAGTCCATCCTGACCATAGACGTATATGTACGGCCGGTAATGTTGATAGGGGTGGTACCGTTTGAGGTGATCGTGACAACGACAGTGACAGTATCGCCCCTAACAATGGCGATATTCTGTTCAGCGGGTGTCGAAGCCATTTCGTGATTATATCACTCAGGGAATCAGCATAATGGTAATCGTCGGCGTTCCGGCTGCAATTACCTTGACCTGGGCGTTATTTCCATACCAGGGAAAATCCATGTAGTTCTGGTAGTCAAAAACGTAGCAATCATCTCCCGCGACGCTGGGGGTTGAGATTGTTTCGAGCTTGTCCCCGGCCGTAAAATAGATCGGCTTGTGGTTGGCCGTGACTGCAATGTGAAGGCGCGAGCCAGTGCCGGTCAGGGTGATCGTGTCAACCTGGCCATTGACGAGCGTGATTGTCTTTGCCTGGGACGCTGTATATGTTGCCATTACTTACCTTTTTCGTTGAATGAATACTGACGGCGGGTTCCACCCTCCATGTGGCCGATATCTCGGATAATCGCCCAATGCATTTTATCAGCAATTTCCTCGGCGCGGTCCCTGTCTGCGCTGAGCTTTGCTTCATGGGCGGTTCGGTTCTTCTTCTGGATTTCCTCCAAAAGGCGCCGGCCCTTCTGCCAGTCACCCTCGATCAGCTTCATGATGAGGGTGTGGTCGCAGCGCTGGTTACTGCAGGCGATATACGGAGTGTTGGTCTCGTCGATCATCCACACCTCGAAATGGTTGGTGACCGGGTTGAACATGACACTAGCCGTGGGATCTCCACGCCAGCCAGACTCGTCACCCTCGCGAACGCGACGGGCAATGTCATAGATGTCGGTCGTAACCTCCATCCATCCTTCCGCACCAGGAATATGGTGCGACATCAAATCTTTAGCTTGCATAACCCTCCATGGTAGTCGACCCGGGGCCGGCGGAAAGGGGACACCGACCCCGGGCGAACTTGATGCTTACGCCCCGAAGGCGAAGACCTGCACGACGACGGAGGAAACGTCAAAGGCGGAGGCAACCTGGGAGAGGGGGCCGTCAGCCACAGTAACGTCATCCTTGTCGGTGTAGAACAGCTTGATCTTCGGCGTGGTCAGAGAACCATCCCACTGGGCGAGATAACCGTCATCGGACGACACCCACATGAAGTCGAGCCGCGTAAGCCCGAGAGATGAGACCGAGATGGCCTCACCCCCCGTGGCGTACGCTGCGTCGAACGTCACGTCAGCAGTCACGAACTTTCGGTTTCCCGGAACCTCCGGGCCAGTCACGATGCTAACTGATGCCGCCATGTCAGATCGACGTCTCCGTCAGGTCCGAGATGAGGAAGTGGCTGTTGCGCTGCTTGCAGGCGAGCTCCGCGTAGCAGGTCAGCGTCGCCTCGTAGGCGTCGATGTCCGGCTTACGGTTCATCACGGCACCGTCGAGGTCCATGAACTGCCAGCCCTCGCCGACCTGATGCCACACCAGGCTCTCCGGGTTGATACCGAAGAGGCGGTTGTTCGGGCAGTCGAAGTCTGCGTAGAGGACGGTCGGACCCTCATCGCCCTGGCCAGAGACCGACGGCGAGTAGTACTGGATGCCTGCGTAGCCACCCTTCAGCTGGGTCTGCTCCATGTTGCGCTTGAGCGACAGGAACAGGTTCGCAACCGACAGGTGAACACCCTCAGCCGAGACGAGAAGCGTGGGCTTCTTGCCGGAGGCGATCAGGGTCTTCATGATGGCACCCGTGATGAGCGTCTCGGACACGGCACGATTGGTGCCGCCGTTGCTGTTCACGTATGCCTTCCAGTTCGGCTGGCTGGACGGGTTGATCGTGTGCAGGACGGCCGAGTCAGACACGATGGTCTGAACGCCGGTGAGCTCGATCTGGCCGTCGTTCGGCTGGCCGGTGTTGCTGGAGGCACCGCCCGCACCTGCACGGAAGATGAAGTGCGAGGAGCTGGTCGTAACCGCAGCACCCGAGATCACCATCGTCTTGTTCGAGGTGTCAACGGAGGTGACGGTACGGGCCGATGCAACGGTGGTCGGGGATGCAACCGTACCGATGTCGACGACCATGCCGCCGTCGAAGTACAGGTTGCGAAGGGCCGTCGTGCCGGTCGAGCTTGCGAGAACAACCGTCGTGGACGAGGTGGTCGTGCCGCACTGGGCGATGACACCGTTCGAGGTGCCCCACAGCTGGCGGTTGACGTCCTTCATCGCGTCCTTGCGGATGCCCTGCATTTCAGCGTCGAGGGCGTCGACGAACGCGCCACGGTCGGTGACCGCCTGGCGAATCGTCGGGCCGCTCAGCTGGATACGCCCGTAGACGTAGCGGACCGGGACCGGGACGGTCGCGAACGCCTGGTTGCCGGCGGTCGGGAGAGTGCCATTCTCTCCGCGAGCACCGACGCCGGACGAGCGGCCGAGGTGGATGGCGTGACGGGCGATACGACCCGTGACGGTATCGCGGCGGGTTTCGATCTGCGAGAGAAGAAACGTCGCCTGGTTGAGCTGATCGATGTAATCCTTGTAGTCGTCCTTCAGGATTGCATCAACAGTGGAAAGGCTTGCGGGCATTGTAATTTTCCTTGTTGAGTTTGGTTGGTGGATTGAAAGGTTTTAAGACCCCTCGGGCGATACTTCGGTTCTCCGAACCTAGATACCGTGACTTTCCGTCAACGTGCCTTTTGGTGACTATGTTGTACATCGGCCCTATCCAGGGACGACAGATTTATTGTACCCTACCGTCGATACGTGTCAAGTACCGTCAGAGTCCGTTCTGCTGAAGTCGGGCCATCGCCCGATCTCGGGGTGACATGCCGGCGATATCCATACGTGCGGGAACGCCACCGGTCGGAGCTGCAGACGGCATGCCGGCGGAAGGATTCTGCCTCCGCTGCACGATTGACTGCGCCTGGGTAAGGATCTGGTTCTCGATATCCGCGATGGCGGCACCGAGGTCGAGGTCTTCGCGCTGCTGGGCGGCAGCAATTGCGGCGATTGCGAGCGGGCTGTTCGGGTCATAGCCAGCTTCCTGCAAGGTCTGCTCGATTTCGTACTCAAACTGCTGGACAACCTGCTCGTGCTGAAAAGCGGCCATTCGATCTTCGATCAGCATTTCGACCTGCTGGGGGGAAAGACCGGCGGTCTGGGCGTCATTGACGGCCTCATTCCAGACGTCACTCTGGGTCTGGCCGCGGCTGTTGACGCCGGCAATGTCATAGAAGTTGTCGCCAGCGAGGGTCTTGGCGTTCTCGATCATCCACTTGATTGCGGTGTCCTGGTCGCCGGCAGCCCAAGCCTGGGCAAAGCCCTGAACGGCAGCAGCATCGTCGGGATGCATCTGGTCAAAAACCTGGCGGATGGGCTTGTAGCGCTCCCTCTCGCGAATTCGGTCCTGGACCTCGCTGCGGTAGCGCTCTTCCCAGTTGACGTCGCCGGCCTCAGCAGCAGGCTCCACAGCTGCGGGCTGTTCGACGTAATCGGTGAAGTTTGTGGGTGTATCTGACATTACATTCCTCCGAACATAGTGGGTTGTTCTGACATTAGCATGGCTTCCTCACCCATATCGGGCATCTCCCCCATCTCTTCTGCCATCATTTCTTCTTCTTGCTGAAGACCGTTTGGCTGCATCGGAAGACCGACGCCGGCCTGAAGCGCCGCAGTAACACCGGGATCCTGCATCTCCCCCATGGCTGCCTGATCGGACTGGGCCATGACGGCGGCTGTTTCGTTGGTAAGCAGGGCCATGTGGGCCATGATATGCATGTCCATGATCTGCTTAATCTGCGGATCTGCAAGCTCGTATGCGGGTGACTTTCTTTCGACGTTGTGGACGTAGATGTGCATGTCGTGAACATCGAAGTCTTCCGGGATGACCGGAACACCCTGCATGAGCAGACCGTTTTCCCATTCCGCCTTTGCCTCGTCCGGGTCGATCTGAGACAGGAACTGCTTCGGATCGGGGAGACCAAGCATCTTGGACAGCTGGCGGGGGTTGATATTGGCAAAAACGTTCGGGAACTGCTGTGCGAGCGATGTCAGGATCGATTGGGTAGCGATCTTGC